GAAATAGTTTTTAATAGAAAAAAGAGACCTAGCTATGCTAAAAAAATGGTATGTGCTAGAAATAAAGTAAGCAAAAGATTAGGAAATGCCAAAAAGTAAGATAAAAGGTGGCGGCACCAAAAAAGTTTGTTTACCATACGCTAAGTATAAAAGTATGAGTAAAGCTGAAAGGCAAAAAGTAATACGTGCTAAACGTACAGCTGCTGCTCAAGGAAAATATAAGAGATCAAGTAAGTCTAATGTAAAAGGTGCTCGTAAAAAAGGTGCTACACTTAGAGACTGGTTTCAAAAAGAGCGCTGGGTTAATATTGCCACTGGCAAACCTTGCGGAGAATAATACCGGCCCGGGTAAGGGCATAAACCAAATGTTAAATTTAAAACCAAAACCAAATGACATTTTTTTATTCGACTAAAACGTGGAATAGTCAACCACAAATTTCCAAAGAAACCGTAGAAGTTTGGAAGCATTTAGCTGACAAATCAAGCTGGAGAATAACCCAGCTACCAAATGGTTTTTACCAAACCGAGTACCAACATCCAAAGGAAGAAGATACTTGGATTGATGTAACCAGAAGAGAAACAATCGAAGGAGCAGAAGCTGCTATCGATGGATCAGTAGATCACTACGGAAAAAAAGTAGAGTTTCTTAATGGCCCAAAAGTTATTAAAACTTTTAAATAACATTAACTAAATTAAATTAAATTAAATGCAAAATCCACAAGACATTGTGAAGACGTTAAGCTTTGGTAGTAATGCTAAAGATAAAGTCTTTGCTGGGATAGATAAATTAACACAAGCTGTTAGCTCCACGTTAGGAGCTAGCGGTAAGTGTGTTATCTTAGAAGACTTCATGGGAAGACCTATGATTACAAAAGACGGTGTAACCGTGGCTAACTCTGTTAATTTAAGAGATCCTGTAGAAAATATAGGAGCTACATTAATTAAAGAAGCAGCTAGAAAAACTGTAAGCGAAGCAGGTGACGGAACAACAACTGCTACTGTTTTAGCTCATAGCTTATTAAAAGAAGCTAACAGCAAACAAACAAACGATAGCTTACGTAAAATAAAAGAAGATATTCAAAAAGCATGTAATAGCACCATTGAGTATCTTGAAAAAATTAAAGTACCTGTTGAAGGTGATATGATTGATCAAGTAGCAACAATATCATCAAACAACGATAAAGAGCTTGGATCTATTATAGGTGAAGCTTTTAAAAAGGTTGGTAAAAACGGTACTGTTATGATGGATGTTGATGGTAAATCAGAAAAAACAACTGTTGAGGTTGTATCAGGTTCACAGATAAATCAAGGATATGCTAATCCTAATTTTGTTACAGATACAGCTAAACAAACAGTAACATTAGAAAAGCCATTAATATTACTAGTAAGCTCACCAATAAGCATAGTTAGAAAAATACAAACTGTATTAGAATATGCTGTTCAAAATAATAGATCAATACTTATTATAGGTGAGTTAGAAAAGCAACCAATGGCTGCTTTAGTAATGAACAAGATAAAAGGTAACATAAAAGCTAGTGTGGTTGCACCACCTGGTTTTAACTTCTGGAAAAAAGATTTTTTAGATGATATAGCTGCAATAACAGGAGCTACACATATAAATGAAGAATATGGAGATGATGTAGATTTAATTACGCCTGATATGTTAGGTGAGTGTGAAACTTGTGTATCTGATAGTAAAACTACAGTATTAAAAATAGCTGAAATACCAGAAGAAGCTAAAGTTAGAATAAAAGACATTGAAGATCAATTAAAATCTTCAGACCCTAGTTTAAGAACAGAAAAGCTACAAGAAAGATTAGCTATATTATCTGGTAACGTTGCGGTTATATCTGTAGGTGCTAATTCAGATGTAGAGTTAAAAGAAAAGAAAGACAGAGTTGATGATGCAATACATGCTACAAAAGCTGCAGTAAAAGAAGGTATAGTTCCAGGTGGTGGTATAGCTTTATTAAACGCTGCTAACAGTATTGATAATAATAGTGATGGAGCTAGTATTTTTATTGAAGCTATAAAGCGACCATATAAAAATATACTTGAAAATGCTGGAATAGAAAACAGTGTACCAATAGTTAGAGAAGGCTTTGGTGTTAATGTAGTGACAGGTGACATGGTGCATATGGTAAAAGAAGGTATTATAGATCCTTTACTAGTAACTAAAAGCGCGTTGAAAAATGCAGTATCTGTTGCCTCAACAATATTATCAACTGATTGTGTAATTAGTAATATGAGAGAAGAATGAGGGCGATAGGTAATTACTTAGTTATAGAAGAAATAAAAGAAAAAGCTACTAAAACAAAAGGTGGTTTACTTCTTACAGATAAAATAAAAGAAGACATAAGGTATAGGCAAGGTATTGTAAAAAGCGTAGGAGATTTAATTCAAGGCGTTAAAACTGATGATAAGATTTATTACGACAAACACGCTGGGTTTAACATAGAAATAGATGAAAATATATTTCTTGTAATAAAACAACAAGACGTTGTTATAGTCTTGTGAGAAAATTAGAAGCTAAAGATCTTAGAAGCATAGGTTTGTTAAAGCATTATCGTATTATACGAAAATGGGCTTGTAAAACATACAATTTAAAAGATGCTGATCTAGAACTTCTAATTTACTTTGACTGTATGGAGTTGTTTACAAGAAAAGATTATATTGACGGGGTTTATACTTTTTCATGGGATAAAAATAGATGGGAACGTTTAAGACGTAATGACTGGATAACAGTTTGGAGACAAAGAAATAACACCACTCAAAAATATACAATATATAAAACATCATTTAAGTGTAGTCAACTTATAAGTAGAATATACAGGATGTTATTAGGAACAGAAGATTTACCAACTAGTATTAGAAGAAATAAAATAATGGAAGGTGGTTCTTACTCAGATAAAGTAATGATTAAAGCTATAAATTTAGTCAACAAAGATAAAAATAGATAATAATAAAAAAACAAATTTAAAATGGCATACGGAGATATAACAGGTAGTCCAGACGCTTATAGAGCGCCAGGAAAACCAGGTATACAAACAGTTAGAAGAGCTGTAATTCTAAAAGATGCTAGTACTATTGGTAGTGCTGCTATAAACTATTTAGATAACCTAAAAGATTTAAATCAACTTACAACAGTAGCTCATACAGAAAACAACGCGGGTTTGTATATAGGTACTGCTGGTAATGTATGTGTTAACCTTTCTGGTCAGAAAAAAATAATTGAAAACGGTAAAGCAACAGGTACGGCTGTAACAAATGATTTAGTTGATACTACGCAAAACTTTACTAGCACTGTGCAAAAAAGAGACTTAGTGATTAATACCACTGATGGTACTGTTGCTTTTGTAGGTGCTGTAGATAGTGATACTGCTCTTAGTTTAGTAGATGCTAGCAATAGCGCTGTTGATATTATGGCTGAAGGTGAATTATATGAAATACATAGACCAATAGTATTTCAAAACATAGCAGCTGGATCTTTTTTACCACTTGAAATTAGTAGAATTTTTGCTATCGCAACTACTGCTGATGATATAATGGCAATATACTAGAGCATGCCTTTAATAGGAATACGATCAAGCGTAACACATAGTAATCAGATAATAAATGCTGATACTAGGACAAGTGCGTTTAACTTGCGCGCAGACTTTACTGAACTAAAAGCTGATTCAAATCTTTTTACAGCTGATGCTAACAAAATGTAATACATAACACATGGCTAAACAATCTATAAACATAGGTTCAAGTGCTAATGACGGAACTGGCTCTACGCTGAGGGAAGCATTTGACATTTGTAACGATAACTTCACGGAAATTTACGGTGGTACAACCACAGCTTTTCAATTTAAAGCTGAGGGAACTAACTTCACAGGATCACTTCTAATTGGTCACGCGACTACTGGAACTATTTCATCTGCACAATACAATACTGGTATAGGTATAGCTGCGTTAGACGCTTTAACAGAAGGTGATCAGAACGTAGCAGTAGGTTATAATGTTTTAACAGCAACCAATACTGGTTATGGCAACACTGCTATAGGTGCTTATGCTGGAGATGCTTTAACTAGTGGTTATAGAAACGTAGCTATAGGTAATCTAGCTTTATCTACTGAAGACACTCATGGTTTTAACGTAGCTGTAGGTTACGCAGCGTTATTTTCACAAAATGCAGGAGCCGACGCTTATAATGTAGCTGTTGGAGCTAGCGCTGGTGCATCTATTTCAACAGGAACTCATAATACAATTGTAGGTGGAGAGGCAGGTGATGCTGTAACAGACGGTATTGAAAATGTTTTAATAGGTTACGCTGCTGGTGGGGCCTTAACTTCTGGTAGCAGTAATGTGGCTATTGGCGCATATGCTTTAGATTCGGAAGACGGCCACGGAAAAAACATAGCGATTGGGCGCGCTGCTTTAGGCGTACAAAATGCCGATGCCGATGCTTATAATGTAGCGATAGGTTATCACGCAGGTACATCTGTTACAACAGGTACGCAAAATACAGTAATTGGTGGTTTAGCAGGAGATGCTTTAACTACTGGTGCTAATAATGTTGCAATTGGATACAAAGCTTTATCAACCGAAGATGCTGGTCATGGAAGTGTAGCTATAGGCCCATTTGCTTTAGAAGATCAAGATGCGGGTAACGCTTACAATGTAGCTGTTGGATTTAGCGCTGGCTTAGAAATTTCATCAGGTTTATATAATAATTTAATAGGTGGATTTGCTGGAGACGCTTTAACATCAGGAGCTAGAAATATAGTGTTAGGATATGAAGCTTTAAGCACGGAAGATACAGGTAATGATAATGTTGCTATAGGTTTTAGAGCTTTAAAAAATCAAAATTATGATGGCTCAGCTTATAATGTAGCTATTGGTAAAGATGCAGGTAAAGAAGTTACAACAGGTACTAGTAACACACTTATAGGTGGACTCGCTGGAGACGCACTTACACTTGGTGCTAACAACGTTGCTGTAGGTGTTGGAGCTTTATCAACAGAAGATGAACATAGTTATAACACAGCTATTGGAGCTTATGCTTTAAGAGATTTAAATGCTGGGGCTGATTCGTATAATACTGCTGTGGGATACACTGCTGGTTTAACTCTTTCAACAGGTATTAGAAATGCAATATTAGGTGGTTTAGCGGGTGATGCTTTGACAACAGGATCTTATAATGTAGCTGTTGGTATGTTTGCTTTAAGTGCTGAAACTGGTGGTGGTCAAAATACAGCTATTGGATACGGTGCTTTAGAGCTTCAAAACAAAGATGCTGCTGGAAATAACACTGCTGTAGGATTTGTAGCTGGACAAAACATATCAACGGGTGAAAGAAACACTATAGTTGGATCTAACGCTGGTAATGACATTACAACTGGTATACAAAACACTTTTGTTGGATTTGGAGCAGGGCAATTAACAACAGATAGAAGCTATAACACAGCGATCGGTGATTCTGCATTAGCAAATAATGTAAACGGTTCTAAAAACACAGCTATTGGTCAGTGGGCTTTACAAGCTATGAATCCAGCTTCTGATTTAGATACATTTAACACCGCTTTAGGTTACAACGCTGGTTACTCTGTTACAACAGGTGTGCGAAACACAATAGTCGGTGGTGAAGCAGGTGATGCGCTTACAACTGGTGATTATAATGTTGCAATTGGATATAATGCTTTAACAACAGAAGATACTGGTAATAGAAATACAGCTATTGGGTATAAATCTTTAGAAGCTTTAAACGTCGATGGTGATGGTTTAAATACAGGTGTAGGCTATGCAGCTGGTCAAGCAATGACAACAGGAACTCAAAATACAATTTTAGGAGGTCATGCTGGTGATGCTTTGACAGAAGGAAATACAAATGTAGCTATAGGTACTTATGCATTATCAGCTGAAACTCTAGGAGATAGAAACGTAGCTGTTGGTGCTAGTGCTTTAGGAATTCAAAACAATACTAGTGATACAGATGTTTATAATGTAGCTGTAGGTTATTATGCTGGACAACAAATTACAACAGGTAAACAAAATACTATTATAGGTGGATTAGCAGGTGATGCTTTAACTACTGTTC